TGCCGCCATCTATTCTCCGTCCTCCGTATCAGAATACCCCACCCCGCACCTATCATTCGGGTGAATAGGAGTGCAATCGTCACCAGACGGGAACGGCTCGTCTATCGGTATCAGGCCAGCCTCGATGTTCCCCATGCACTCCTCGCAAGCATCCCCAGAGCCGATCTGATGCTTGAACTTCTGTCCTGTGCCCTTTGCGGCCTCGTGCTTGCCGTGGTTGTAGGCGTACATGCTTTCGGTCCTGCTGATGGTCAGAGCCCGCGCTGCGCTGAAATCTTCGCTTTGCAGGATGTTGTGCTGGAGTTCGGTAGTCGTCCATCCCTCATCGACCGACTTGCTTACCAACTCTCGTAGGTTGGCCCTGGTGGTGTCCGTGATGGCCCACTTGGCGTTCGGATTGTCGATGATCTCGCCCTTGTCTGTGATCCGCTTGCCCACCAACTCCGCGCCGCGCTCCCGCGCCATCTGCAGCGCCTGGTCCAAGACTTTGGTCCACATATCGCTGTCTTCTGCAATGCCGCGGTCGGTCAAGAACTCTGTGGCGCCAGCTATCGCATCGGTTTCAAGGTAGGGCGTGACCTCAGGAATCAGGTCTCCCCAGTCCACCAAAACGTCTATCGTGTCCTGATCTTCTGGCTTCTTCTTCGCAGCCTTCGCCAGTTTCTCGACGGTGAGTCCTGCCGCCGCTTCTTTTCCCTTGCGTTTGAGGTAGGCCGCTAGTATCTGCTCCAGTGACTTCCCCGCTTTGCTAAAGGGCGGTCGGCTTCCGTCCCGGCCTCCTTCTTCACTGAGGCTTGCTTGCTGGGCTGTTGCGCGCCGGGCTTACCCGGTCCCGAATCTCCGCTGGCGCCGCCCATAGCTGGCTGTGGCATCGCCTTCTGCGCCGCCAGGACCGCCAGCGGCATCCATCCGGTGCCTGTCTTGACCATCGGCACGTCTCCGCCCTCTACGGCGTCCAAGCCGTCCCGGTCCCGTAGTTCGTTAATCGTTCTGGCGCCGAGAGATGTATTGGCGGCGTCGATGGTGGCTTGGTCGGTTGCCGCCACTTCCTCGTTCTGGTCGAAGGCATGGCTAATGTCGTCCCATCCCCATCCGAGAAAAATCAGTCGCTCCATCAGGCTGGACCACCAGAGCATCTCTCCGTTGAGTCCTTGAGCGCGCATTTGCTCTTGAAGCTGCTCGGAGTTCGCCCGCGGCTCAGGCTCCTTGATGTAGGGCTTCGGGTCGGTCCTGAAGGCGCGGCAAACAATGCGAGCCATCCACTCGTCATACTCGGACTTGAGCAAGTCGCCGGCCGAGCCCTTCATCTCGAAAGGCTTGCCACCGCCAGGGATGAACCGCATCTTGGACTTGAGCTTGAGATTCCCGCTCATCAGCGCGTCGAACGTTCCCTGCCAGAGAGCAATCTGCTCAGCAGTCCAGTTCTCCGGGCAGCACACCATCACATCAGGACATGTGCCCTCTGCCCAAAAATTCAACATGTATATCGTCTTGCGCACCTGTTGAGTAGCCTCCATCAGGATCTGCTCAACCTCGGAATATCCCCGGATTGGATTCTGCGCCCACCGATGCCGCGGCATGTAGACAATCTCGCGCTCGGTAAAGTTGTCCATCGGGAGGCCCTTGACGATCTGCGTGTATGCCAGGGATGGCCAGTCGGGGATACGTCCGCGGTCGTCGATCTTTGGCACGATGGTATTCCCGTCAATCACTTCCAGCGCGTAGGGCTTTGTCCCGGTCCTGTTCTTCCAGATGTAGACGGTGGCAGCATCAATGGTGTACCGCTCACGGAAGATCATCTCCATCCACTGCGGATAAGGTATCTTCCGATCTGGCATCTTGAAGAAGGCGTTGAGTTCCTTGATACGCGGGTCGTCTTCCGACTTCACGCCTTTGGCCGGGTTCTTCAGAACAAACTTCCATGGGAGGCTAACCAGTTCATCGACGCGCGCGCTCAGTTCGTTGGCGATGATTCCCGAACCCCGCACGATGCCGCGCAGCATCTCGCCCAAGACGATGTGCCGGTTGACGATCTCGAGGTTGTAGCCGGTGGGGTAGTCCCACTCGCGGACGTCCACGATCGATGGAGGGCCGAACGGCTGGACTGGCTGATAAGGGCTGAAGCGGTTGCGCTCTTCGTCTACGTCGGGGATGAAGTCGGAGGGAAGGAGGCGGTCATCGGGGCCAGGACGGTCATTTTCAGGGTCCCGAACTGGCAGAGTAGGCCGAACGCCTCCGCGATTCCTTGCGCTCAAGATTCCATACCGCGGATTCAGGAGCGTCATTGAGCCGCCCGTAGCGTCCGGCATCTTCTGCAATGCCTTGTCGGTCGGTTCATCCCACAAGGCCATGGTGTGTGCTCCCGTGGTCTAGTGTATCAACCCGAATCACTTCTGGGCGCACATCAGGCACTTGCAGCCCGGTGCGTGGGCTACCAGTGGTTTTTGGGAGAGACATTTCTCCATAGCTATCAGCGTAGGTAGTACCGCTTCGAGGCGGGAAGGGCCAAAGATTTTCTTTGGAGTCCTGCCAAGAGCGGCTTTGCGTATCCGTTTGGCTGCGGCATTGCTGGCTAAAGCCATGGTATCGGAGGTGGGAATGATTTGAGCTTTAGGTTTACGGTTTGGGCACACTTGAGCGCCCCTATACTTTCTTGCGTCCATCGCCTCCTGAAAACCCGCTGTATCAACAGGACACAAAGCGGCCCAAAGCCCGTTCACGATCACCGCCGTCTGCGTCATTGATTCATCCTTGGCCCTTTTGTAAATCATTGCGGCCAGTTCATCGGGTATGCGTATTGCGACTAGTTTGCTCATGGATGGAGTGTATAACAGTCCCGATGCGTATAACAAGCGGAATCTGTATAACGCCTTCAGGACACCCACGATGGCCTTGCGCAGTCAGGGTGCATCCGGCGTATGCCCTCTTCGACCACGGTATCGCCAAGAGGCTTGCCGCAATGATCACAGAGGTCTTGGGGCGCAAGGGCAGCCATAGCGCGGTTGTAGGCGGTCAGAGCGGGTGCTTTGACGGGTGTGGCGATGGTAGGGGCAGGTCTAAAGCCGGGAGTCTTGGGATTCGAGTCCTGATCTCCACCAGTTTGCACCGCCAGCGCACCCTGGTAATACTCAAGCAGTCCGGCGCCATTCTTTGCAACTTTTGCAAATGCCAGCATGATTGCCTCGGCCCGGTCGGGACTCTTGACTCCCCGCTTCCGCATCGCTTCCTTGGACTCAATCTCCGTTTGCCCACGGCTATTCGGCTTCCATCGGATGCTGGCAAGTTGGGAAATGGTCGTCTCGTCGTCGAGTCCTGCCAGGTCTCCGCTCTTGGCGCGCATCCGCAAGCCCCAGTACAGTTCAGCCTTGAGGTTCACGAACTGCTCTTTGTCTGCCGGCGACTCGCCCACGTTGACCGCATTCGACGGGAATCCCAAGTCTTGCAGATGTTTGTGGAGGTAGTAGCCGATGCCGGCCGAGTCAACGTTCAGAGTCCCGATGCGGCCTTCATACCGCCTGAGTGCGCTCACCAGCTCGCCGCGGGGATCTGGATTGCCCCAGCCGATGATCTCAAGAATCTGGAACCCGCAGCGGGCCACCATCACCGTCTCATCCTCGCCAGGACCCGCCACGTCGATGCCGATGTCTACTTTGCCCTCGTATGTCCGTGTGTCCCGTTGCGCGCGCTCCAGCCATGCCAGGGAGAGCAGGGCATCAGGACTCTGAGAGGGAAAGTCTCCCATGACGCGTGAATCCCAACGGAAGTCTCCCGGCCCCCACTCCTCGAACCGCTCTTTGACCCACCGCCTGGTGGTCAGCCATGGCATGACGTTCTGGTCAAGCTCTTCTTCGGACAGGTCCATCAGGTCGCGGCCATCAGGATCACCGAGCGTTACGGTGATTGGAGCGCCTTCTGAGTCCTGAGCCTCATACGAAAGCTTGATGCCTTTGAAGTTGGGCGTGTCGAAGGCGCTGATTGTGAATGGCTGGATGCTGGCGCGCTTGCTGTGGAACTCATCGTAGAAGGCGCCAGATGAGATGGTAGGGTTCCCCAGCTTCAGAATGCGCACATCGCCGCCGGCCCGAATGCCCTCAATCGCTTCGATGATCTTCGGGTCAACGCCAGGCGCTTCGTCGATGATGATGAGCACATGGTCGGCGTGGAAGCCTTGGAACTTGACGCCCTCGTCCTGTTGCTGGACGGTCGTCGTGAAGCCGAGCGCGTACCGCATCGGGTACTTGGTTTTATCAAACTCCAGCTTTGTGAGGTTGGCGGACGGGAAGGGATACTTGCTCTTGACGAGGGCCTTGTGGATTTCACCCCACATCAGGACCTCGACCTGCTTTTTCGTGGGAGCCGTGGTCACGACGATGGCGTTCTCGTACCGCGCCAACCACCAGAGAGCGAGTTGCGCAGCTTCAAAAGTTTTGCCGCTGCTATGGCAGGCTTTTACGTTGACCTTCGCCTGGGGCTTTGTGAGCGCCATGGCGATTTCTTTCTGGACACTCCAAAGATCGGACCCCAGCCAGTGTAGTACAAACTTGACTGGGTCCACGAGTGTACTACGGATTTTGGCCTTCTGTACTACAGTGAGCGGCTTCATTCTCCCTTGAGGATACTATCGAGCACGCTCACCTGCACTGGATTGTCTTTGTCGCCGGCCAGCGTGGTGCGGTCACCGTACTTCGCCTTGTTCGTGCCCTTGAGCAGGAAGATCAGAAGTGTGTCGCTGTACTCCTGGACGTAGCCCACGCGCGCGCCGCCTTGATAGACAGGCTTCTTCACTCCCTCGTATGCACGGCGCTTCGCCTCATCCTCCAGCAGCCCTTCGCCTTCCTTCAGAGCCTCATCCCAGTCCTGCTGAAACAGTTCATCCTCCCGGCGCCAGTCGTAAGCGGTGCGCCGCGGGAGTCTGCTCAATTTGCAGGCTTTAGTGATGTTCCCCGTCGCTTTCAAGGCGTCAAGGAACCTCGCACGCGTTTTAGGGGCGCGATTTGTACGAGGTGGAGGGCCTTTTACGAGGTTTGCCATGAGTTTATTAAACCTTCTACAGTGCTGTTTCGCAGGTGCTTTCGAGTTCCTTGTAGACGCGCAGCATCTCGATTGTGTCTCCGCCAGCGATGGCCTGCTCACCCTTCTTGATGTCCGCTTGGAGTCCCATCTTCCCAAACACGCCAGCCGGGCCGATCTGGTCGTAAACGGGAATGATCTTCTCGCGGATGAAGTTGCACTTTTGCTGAATGCCTTCGATCAGGTTCATTGCGTCCTCCGGCGGCTACGCCGCCCGCTTCGCCGGCAGTATCATGACACGCTCCGAACGCAAGGCCGAGCCACGCTCACACACTACGAGGTGTACGAAGAGCTGGACTCGGGGCTTGGGGAGTGTCTTTTGGGTCCTGTCAACCATTGGATTTACCACCATGACGGGATTATAAAGCATCTTGTGTCCTGATTTATCCTGAAACACGAACGCCCCACCGAAGTGAGGCGCCGTGCGCTGGATTCTGTTCCCAAGTTCCAGCAACTCGGACGGTGTTTAGGCCGCCATCGGAAGAGCGACAGGCTCACTCACCGGGAAGGTGAGCAACTTGGCGAACTTCGTACCGACACTTTTGAGAGTGGCAGTTTTCATCTGATTCTCGTTACGGTGAGCATCAATCCCGGCACGAAACTGTAGTCCGCTGATCCCGTCGAAACCTGGACGGCCCCCCATTGGTGGAGCCGGCGGGAGTCGAACCCGCGTCCGAAATCATCTTTCTACAGCGTTGACGTGCGTACTCTTCGCACTGGCTTCTCATTCACGGGTCGGGCTCATACTGTACCCATCTGCCGCTGATCTTGCATCCTTTTCGAAGGGACGCTCTGCTCGTTACAAGCCGCCAGTGCAAACTTTGGGGGCGCATCGTCCAGACTGCGCCGCCTCCACCATCACGTCGAAAGAGGACGTGAACTCAATGTTGATAAATGTACCACGATTACCGCGTTGCTTCAAACAGAAACCACGCGCGCCGCTCCGCCTCGTCAATCCACACCTCGATCATTGCGGTAGAGGCGTAGTCGTCTGCCAGGGCACAGACTGTATGGGCGCTCCGCAATTGGGCGATAAGGGTCCTGTTGTCGGCCAGAAGTTCCTTGAGCATCACCTCTGGTGCCGGGCCGGGCTCGTCTGAGTCCTGAATCCGCTGCAAACGGGCAATCTGGCCAATTGAACGGATCGTGGTACCTCCGATCTTGCGCACCCGCTCCGCAATGTCGTCGGTGATGCCGTAGATCTGCGTGGCCTGCTCATCCAGCATCAGGTGCCAGTCGCGGAAGTGCGGGCCGGTCATGTGCCAGTGGAAGTTCTTTGTCTTCAAGTACAAAGCAAAGCAGTCGGCCAGCAGCGCGTTCAGCGACTCGGAGAGATTATCAACGTTCGCAGGACTGAAACCGTCTGCAACGTCTGAGCCTTGATAATCTCCGGTGGAAAATGGGAAGTCCATGGTGGTCACCTCGTGGACATTGTAGGCGTTTTGGGTCCTGATGCCCAACAGAAAAGCCCCGGCTGGTTGGCTCGGGGCTCTCTGGTGGATCACTTCTGTCTGCGGTGGATAGGTGTGGGGGGGGTCGGTTACGCTTGCTGAGGGCGGAATGCGACGAGGAAGGGAGTTGCGCCACTTCTCCCCCACGTCTGTAATTCTACCACCAGATGTTGTGTCCTGAAGAACTTTATAACGCAACTGCGAAAAATAATTTGACGGGGTGGGCGAAAGTGATCTATTCTGCAATCGCTGAGGGATTCAGGAATGTTATGAAAAAGACCCCGACAATTCGGCTTGCTCTTCTTCAATCGCATTCTTGCGTCCCGGCACGGGTTTCAGTGTAGAGCGCGAATGCTTTTGCTAACTTTGGGCGCATGACCTGGGGAGCGATCTCCAGCGGGCGAAAACGTCTGAATCGGAACCACAGCTAGCCGCTGCCGATTGGTCCTGTGTAGAGGTTTTCTGTCGATGGGGTAGCGATCATCTTCAGGACTCCAATAGAGCGCAAACACTCTGGAATTCAATTTAATAAGCAGGTAGACGGGCTCTTGAGCCAAAGTTACTTGCGTCCTGACGGGGTTGATAAGTTCTACCAAAGAAAGGAACGGCCCGATGATAGAAGCGTGGTTTGATGGCTGCTGCGAACCGAGAAACCCTGGTGGTCACGCGGCATGGGGAGCGGCTGTTTTCGTTGACGGAGTGAGCGTCTACGAGGGAAACGGCTATTGCGGAGTAGGCCCAAAGATGAGCAACAATGTGGCCGAATACTCTGGATTTTGCGCGGCTTTGCGGGAAGCTTTGAAGTATCCCGGCAAGATCCACATTCGCGGCGATTCGCGCTTGGTAATTTGCCACCTGTCGGCCGATGCTGCGCGCCGGCTGGGCTACGCGAAGAAGTGGAAGGTTGGGGGCGGACTCTACAAGCCCTTCTACGATGAGGCCGTCAAACTACTTCAAGGCAACGAGAGCCGCATCAAGTTTGATTGGGTACCGCGGGACAAGAACGAGATTTGTGATGTCCTGTCGAAGCAGGTTCTCAAAGACAAAGGCGTGGTCTTCAGGATTCAACCGGAGGAATTGAAATGAGCCAGAAAAACACAGAAAAGAGAACTCCGCTGGAACTACTCAAACTGCTCAGCGGGTGGCTGGAAGACGACCTTCGCATTCATTACGCGGAACCTGCCATTGCGGAGATCGAAGCGCTCAACGCGCACAACGAAACCCT